GTTCAAAAGCGTATTGCTAATTTAACCAAAAAAATGCGTGAGCAAGAGCGTGCCGCTCAGTCTGCTTACGAGTATGCAAAAAGCTTACAAGAAGAGAATCAAAATTTAAAAACCAGCACATCTCAGCTTAATCAAAGCTATTATGGTGAAGCTGAAAATAGATTAAAATCTCAAAGAGCTCAAGCTAATACTGTTTTAAAGAATGCTTATCAAGAACAAGATTGGGACAAAGTAACAAAAGCCCAAGAAATTCTTGACAAGATTACTGTTGAAGAAAGCAAATTAGCTAACAATAGAATGCAAATAGAAAGAGAGCCTGTATATCAAGAGGTTCCAAATCAACAAGCATTTCAACAACCAGTTCAAGCTCCGACTCCGCAAGCAGACCCTGAAGCAGAGTCTTGGGCAGAAAAAAACGAGTGGTTTGGTCAAGACGAAATAATGACTTTAGCTGCTTTTAACATTCATCAAAAATTAATTGAGGAAGAAGGGTTTGATCCTAGCGACTCAATGTACTATGATGAGATAGACAAACGTATGAGAGCTGAGTTCCCTCACAAATTTAGTGATGGTGGCGCAGTAAAATCTAAAGCAAAGATGCAGCAAACTGTTGCTCCAGCTGGAAGATCTGAAGGCTCTGGAAGAAAACGTCAAGTCAGACTAAGCAAAAGTGAAGTCGAAATGGCTAGACGTTTGAATGTACCAGTTCAAGAATACGCTAAGCATATTAAAAGGTAATAAATATGGCTGATAAAAAAGAAACAAATAACAGAACTCCTCGTTCTGCTGATACTCGAGCTACTATGAACGCTCGCAAACCTTGGCGTCCCCCATCTATGTTGGAGACACCACCTGCACCTGAAGGTTATACCTACAGGTGGATAAGAGCCGAAATTGTCGGTCAAGAAGATAAAAAGAATGTAATGTCTAGGTTACGTGAGGGCTTTGAGCTCGTACATGCCGATGAGATTGGAGACTTTGAACTTCCTTCGATTGATGATGGAAAGCACGCTGGTGTTGTCGCAGTGGGTGGTTTGCTTTTGGCTAAGATTCCGAATGAAACACGTGAAGAAAGAAACGCCTATTTCTCAGACCGTGCTCAACAGCAACAAGAAGCTATTGACAATGATCTAATGAAGGAATCAGATCCAAGTTCTCCGATGTTAAAACCTCAGAGAACATCAAGCGTAACTTTTGGTGGCGGTAAAAGAAGTTAATTCTTATACCGTTAAATAAATATTTAATTTAAAGGTAATAATATGTCTAATCAAAATGCACCTTTCGGATTAAAACCAGTAGGAAAAGTTGGTTCGAGTTATAACAGCGAAGGAACAACTGAATATAAAATTGCCTCTGGTGCATCTGGAAACATTTTTTCAGGCGACCTAGTGAAGATGACCAACGCAGGAACTATTTTAGTTGCTGGCGCTACGGATAATCCTGTACTAGGAGTCTTTAGAGGATGTCAATATACAGATTCAAGCGGAGATACGATTTTTTCACCGTATTGGCCCGATGGAACTGTGACATCTGACGCGGTGGCATTCGTAGTTGACGATCCTAATGCCTTGTTTGAAGTTCAATCAGCTGCTACTGGTTCAGTAGTGCAGACTGTTGTTGGTAACAACGCAGACTCTGTTTATACAGCTGGTTCAACAATAACAGGTATTTCAGCTCTTGAAATTAGTGGCACTACTGCTGCTACTTCAGCTCAGCTAAGGATTGTGGGCGTTTCTACTGATCCTGAAAACAGCACCCTAGGTACTGGTTCAGCTTCAACAAACGTGAACTTGATTGTTAAAATTAACGAGCACTTCTATGCTCAAACAGTAGGGGTATAAATAATGGCTATTAATAGATCCCAATTAGCAAAAGAACTAGAGCCTGGTCTTAATGCCCTTTTCGGCATGGAGTATGCAAGGTACGATTCTGAACACGAAGAAATCTACGAAACAGAATCTTCAGATAGAGCGTTTGAAGAAGAAGTAATGATTGTTGGTTTTGGTAACGCTTCAGTAAAACCAGAAGGAAGTGGAGTATCATTTGATAACGCTTCAGAAGGTTATACTTCACGTTACAACCATGAAACTGTTGCTTTAGCTTTTGCTCTTACAGAAGAAGCTGTAGAAGATAATCTTTACGATAGACTTGGTTCAAGGTATACAAAAGCCTTGGCTAGATCTATGGCTAACACTAAGCAGATTAAAGCTGCTTCTGTGTTAAACAATGCGTTTGACAGTAATTTTACTGGTGGCGACGGTCAACCACTTGTTTCTAATGCTCACCCTCTTGGTGGCGGCGGAACTGCAAGTAACAGACCTTCAACATATACAGACCTTAACGAAACTTCATTAGAAGATGCGTTGATTTCTGTTTCAACTTTAACCGATGACAGACAATTACAAATTGCTCTTAAAGGTATGAAGTTGATTGTTCCACCTCAATTGCAGTTTGTCGCTGATAGATTGATCAACACTCCTGGCAGAGTTGGCACATCTGACAATGACATCAACGCTATTAGGAATATGGGTATGTGTCCTGATGGATATGTGGTTAACCACTATCTAACAGACAACGATGCTTGGTTCTTAAAAACAGATTGTCCAGATGGCTTTAAACACTTCCAAAGAAGTCCTATGTCAACAGCCCTAGAGGGTGATTTCGATACTGGTAACATGCGTTACAAAGCTAGAGAAAGATACTCTTTCGGTTTCTCCAATTGGAGAGCTGTTTTCGCTTCTCAAGGTGCTTAATTCTTAGCAATTGATAAAAGGGGAGCATTTGCTCCCCTTTTTTTATATAAAAATTTACAAAAAGCTACCTATAATTAGATTCTTGATGTAGAATCTGAGTAAACCGAGGTATATTTATGAATACTGGTTTACATATGAGTATCAGCCTAGCTAACTCACCCTGCAATGGACGTTGCTCAACGTCAATGGCTCCCTTTGACGAAAGATGTCAAGGTTGCGGCCGAGATATAGAAGAAATAAGAGACTGGGAAACCTATCCAGACTTTAGCAAAAAACTAATTAATGTAAAAAACTGGCTAGATGGTTATAATATTAGACAGAAAAAAGAATCTACAATGACAGCAAAAGATATTCAAAAAATAAAAGATATAGATGGCAGAATGACAACTGTTATAGCTCTAGTTGAGATGATTGGTAAAGATATGATAGATGAATTTGGTAAAGATCCAGCTATTAAAGAGTCTTATCAAGCTTTATTTAAATGCAGAGAAGAAATTTTAAAGTCTAAAGAAAACTTCCCTCAAGACCTCTAAAGTAGTATAGTTATCTAAACCGAGGTAACTCGTTGCTCCAACTGACTCGGCAGACTTACTCCAAGATGGCGCAACATATTTAGTTAGGAGAAAATAATGGCTAAATCAACTTTTTCAGGTCCAGTCAAATCTTTGGCAGGATTTATTTCAGCAGGTACAAATTCAGTTGTTAGTTTAACAGCGAATACAACCTTAACAGTAGACGATCACGCAGGAAAACTTTTGTTGTGTAATGATGCAGATGGTGCATTTACTTTACCTTCAATTGTTTCAACTGTACCTAGCGATCCTACAGACCCAAACCAAACTAATAACTTAGGTGCTACTTTTACATTTTTAGTTATTACAGCAGCAACTGCTATGACTATTATTACAGATGGTACAGATAAGTTTGTTGGTGGTTTGTATACAGGTGTAGATGACGCAACAGGTAAAACTTTTATTTCAGGCGCTGCTAACGATATCATCACTTTGAATGGTACAACCAAAGGCGGACTAGCAGGAAGTGTAATTAAAATACACGCTGCTGATACTGCTAAATACGTTGTAGAAGGAATTACTTTAGGTTCAGGAACTTTAGTAACACCATTCTCTGGTTCTTAATTTTAGGAGCTAACTATGGCAGGTAGAATTGTAGGCTCAGATGTCAAAACAGCTACTAGCACTAGCTCCGCTACTGGCGGAGCTGTTTTGCAAGCAGGCAGATCTAGATTAAGGGGTTATATTATCGCAGGAGGAGCTTCTGACGGTACTGTAACTTTTAGAGACGGTTCTGTTACTGGCTCTACTCTTTTAATTGCTCCTTGCAACGCAAATGATACTGAAACAATGAACATTCCAGATTCTGGAGTTTTATTTTCAGATGGTATTCATGTTGTATTGAGTAATATAGACAGAGTAACTGTTTTTCATTCTTAGTTATGGCTGAGAAGTCATCAATATCTCGAATAGGCAAAACTGAGCCTTTTGAATTACAAGTTTCAAGAGGCCAGATTTCCTATCATGAAACTCAATTTAAATTTGGTTTTAATGCTGATATTGATGATTCTCTTGAAACCATATGGTCAGAGGGCGGTCTTTATTCTTATTTAACATCCGCAACCGTTTTAAAAATATCTAGTGCAAGCACAGATGATGCTTCAGCAGGAACGGGTGCAAGAACAATAACCATCTCAGGATTAGACGGAAGTTATAACGAAATTAGTGAGTCTGTTACTTTAAACGGACAAACCGCAGTTAATACGACTAATTCTTTTTTGCGAGTCTTTAGAATGATTGTAGATACCGCAGGAAGCGGTGGACAAAATGCAGGAAAGATTTACGCAGGAACAGGAACAGTTACTTCAGGAGTGCCTGCAAATAAATATGGTGTAATTGATGTTGGTGATAACCAAACGCTAATGTGTTTTTGGACAGTGCCAGCAGGCTACACCGCATATTTACATCAAATAGATATCAGTATGAATACTGAGGTAGCAAACAAATTTGGTACCGTGCATTTTGTTTCAAGACCTAATGGTGGCGTATTTAATGTAAAAGATAAATTTGCTTTATCTCAAGACATTATTCATCAAGGATTTAATTACCCTTTAAAATTTGAAGAAAAAACAGATTTAGAAGTAAGGGCTATAGCAAGCAGTTCAAATGCTAATCTTGCAGTTTCAGCAGGATTAGATATTATTTATATAGCTAACGCTTAATTATGGCGGAACGAAAAAAATCAAAACCTATACGAAGAACAACCAAAGGCAAAGGAGCTAACTACCGTCCTACTAAAAAAGGCGCTGGTATGACCAAAAAAGGTGTAGCTGCTTATCGCAAAGCTAATCCAGGATCTAAATTAAAAACAGCCGTAACAGGCAAAGTTAAAAAGGGAAGTAAAGCAGCTAAAAGACGTAAGTCTTATTGCGCTAGATCGCTTGGGCAGCTTAAAAGAAGTTCAGCTAAAACTAGGAATGATCCTAACTCAAGAATACGTCAAGCAAGACGAAGGTGGAAATGTTAAATGGCTACTAAAAAAGATGCTTGTTATAACAAAGTAAAATCAAGATATAAAGTTTGGCCATCTGCTTATGCAAGTGGTGCTTTGGTTAAGTGCCGTAAAGTGGGCGCAAAAAATTGGGGCAACAAAAGCAGACAAAAAAAATCTTGCGGTGGAGAAGTTACCTTTGTTAAACCCAAAGGTTTTAAAAACATGCTTCCAGGCAAAAGAACAAAAACTAAATTAGGCTAATGGCTAGCGATAGTTTAAAAAAATGGTTTGACAGAAATGATGGCAAAGGCTGGATTGACTGTAAAACAGGTAAACCCTGCGGTAGAAAAAAAGGTGAAAAGCGTAGAAGTTACCCCGCTTGTAGACCAACAAAAGCTCAATGTACCTCAGCGGCTAAGAAAAAAACTAGCTCTAAAAGAATTAGCTGGAAAAAAGGCAGAGTTAAAAAATCAGAAGGTGATGTCGTAGAAATTAGAATTGCTAAAGGATGTGGTAAAGTAATGAACGGCAGAAGAAAGAAAACTAAGTTTTATTAGGAGTAATAATGTTTAAAAAAACTAAAGGCTACTCTAAAGGTGGCAAAAAAGGCGGCGTAAAAAAAATGTCTAATGGCGGTATAGCTAGTAGCGGTATGACTACTAAAGGTTATAGAAGCGGTGGAAAATTAAAAAGCTACGGAAGTGGCGGAAATGTAAAGGGATACAAAAAGGGCGGAAAGGCAAGTAAATAGTGTCTTATCTTTACAGCAATATACCCCACTTTAAGTGCTGGGTAAGGAAAGAGTACACTCATAACCACGATAAATATCATGGTGAATTTTTGCACGCTATGGCAGTTGGTGTGACTACGATGCCAAATCGTTGTCTAGGATTTCATATTATATTTACTGGGGTAGAAGCTGATGGCGAGCCAGAGGATACAGTACATGGTGGGGCTATGTGGGCTAGAATGCCTATTACAGCTTTAGTTGGCGACACTCCTTTTGACGAATGGCCAAATCCAATGCAAGTTTACGATGCTCAGCCTTGGGATTGTTCTTCTCACCATAATTCTGTTTACGTTATTGATAGAGCAACTCCCTGCCCTTGGCTAGCTAAAATAGATGGAAAAATGTTTCCAGCAAAATATTATTTTACTGTTGATTATGCTGAAAGTGAAATAGCCGATGATCCAGCGCAACATAAAAGCAGTCATGTTTTAGAGCTATTAGACGCAGGAGAATGGACTGGAAATATAGTTGCGTTACCAAACAATAGGGTCAGGGTTACGCACCCCGCTTGGTTCCAAGTTGGGGACGGAGCGCCCGACTTTAAGCCGTCTCAACATATACATTATTCTAAATCTGATTTAGACTATACCCTAGACGTTAATCGAGTTTTCGATAACCTATATAACGAGGATTAGTAATGGCTTTGTCAGGAAGTACAGATTTTGAACCAAACGTAGCTGAGTTCGTAGAGGAAGCATTTGAAAGATGCGGCCTAGAGCTTAGAACTGGTTATGATTTAAAAACTGCAAGACGGTCTATTAATCTTATGTTGGCAGAGTGGGCTAACCGAGGTCTTAATCAATGGACGATAGAGCAAGACACTCAAACCGTTACTCAAGGAACAGCTGAATATACTTTAAACTCTAATGTAATTGATATTTTAGATGTTGTTTTAAGACGTACAACAAACGGCGTTCAAACAGATATTTCTATTGAAAGATTAAGCAGAAGCTCTTATTTAAACATTCCTAATAAAACAACTCAAAGCATGCCGTCTCAATGGTTTTTAGATAAGCTAAATTCACCTGTTTTAAAAGTTTGGCCTACGCCAGAAAACTCAACAGATATTTTAGTTTTTAATAAAATGGTGAGAATGGATGATGCCGACGCTGGAACTAATACAATGGATATGCCATTTAGGTTTTATCCTTGTTTTGCAGCAGGGCTTGCATATTATATTGCAATTAAAAGAGCGCCAGAAAAGGCTCAACTACTAAAACAATTATACGAAGAAGAATTTGATAGGGCCATGTCTACTGATGAGGATAAAGCATCGTTTAGAATTAGGCCTTTTAATAGTTTGAGGTAACATGTCTTACGCTTCAGGTAAATTTGCAGTAGGTTTATGCGACAGATGCGCGTTTGAATATCCTTTAAAAGACTTAAAAAAAGAATGGACTGGTTTTAAAGTTTGTAGTGAATGCTTTGAACCAAAACACCCTCAATTAGAACCGCATACAGCTCCAGCTGATCCTCAAGCACTTTATCAGCCAAGACCAGATACAGACAAAGAAGTTGGCGAAGGTTATGTTGTTGTTATTTACAATAACATTTATAAACCCCACTATATGAGCTCAAGCATCATAGGGTCAAATTTTACAGTTTCTGAAATGACAGGTTCTCTTGGAGAGGTTACAATTACAACATCATGAGTAGTCCTTTAACATTATCAGAATTAAAAACACTTGTTCAAGATTTCGTTGAAAATTCAGAAACAACTTTTGTAAACAATTTAGACAATATTATTCAAAATGCAGAAGAAAGAATATTTGAGCTAGTGCAATTTGATTATTTTAGAAGAAACGTACAAGGATCTATGACGGCTGGTTCTAGATTTTTAACAGCTCCAAATGATTTTGAATTATCTTTTTCTTTATCTGTTATAGATAGCAATGGGGATTATCATTACCTTGATAAAAAACATCCTAGTTTTATGCAAGAATATGCACCAGATCCAACAGATTCAACAGCAAGAGGATTGCCTTTATATTACGGAGACTTTGATAAAAATTTAAACACTGGATTAGAAGAATCAAGTTTAATTATTTCTCCAGTTCCAGATCAAAACTATACGACTGAATTACATTACTTATATAAACCCAACTCTTTAGTCACAGACACAACTGGGACTTGGATGTCAGAACATGCAAGAAATGGGTTATTATATGGATGTTTGGTTGAAGCTTATATTTTTATGAAAGGCGATGCCGATATGATGAAACTATACGAAGATAGATTTCAACAAGAAATGGCAAGATTGAAAAATAAAGCTGAAGCAAGAGGAAGAAGAGACGAATACAGATATGATTCGTTAAGAACGCAAATTACTTAGTTTTTAAAAAAGGAGAAGATATGAGACCAATCAAGAAACTTGAAGGTAAAACCGTAGCTATTGTCGGAATGGGCAAAAGTTGGTTTGATTATAATTTAGCAAAATCACATGGATCACATTTTGATGAAGTATGGGCTATCAACGCAGTAGCATCTGTTATATTTCACGATAGAGTATTTATGATGGACCCACCATCTAGGTTTTTAGATACCGATGATGCTGGGGGTCAAACTGATAGTATGTCTAAACTTCTTACTGAACACCAAGGGCCAGTTTATACATGCGAATTAGATGATCGTTGCCCTGGCCTAGTAGAGTATCCAATCGATGAAGTGCTGGCTGGATGCGGATCTCATTATTTAAACAATACCGTTGCTTATGCGGTAGCTTTTGCCTTGTGGAACAAGGTTGGAAAAATAAAAATGTTTGGAATTGATTTTAGTTATAAAGGCAATTTGCATTTTGCTGAAGCGGGTAGAGCTTGTGTAGAGTTTTGGTTGAGTAAGGCTATGTTTAATGGCATTCAAGTTGAGGTTGCCGCTAGCAGTTATTTGCTTGATACAGCAGTTCCAGCTGATGAAAAACTTTATGGCTACCATCGTTTAGATGATCCTTTAATGGTTATTACAGATGAGAAAGGAGTTTTGATTGCTAAAAAAAGAAGTCAGCTTCAACAGTTTAAACAAGAACAAGAACCTGTTTTGATTGACAGAAATGACAGCCACCTTAAAAAAAATAAAGTAGGAGAACCTAACAAATGGTAATGAGTTATAAAGCTGGACCCGAACTAGGGATGATTGAAGTACATACAACAGAAGAGGGAGGCCATCCAATTGAGTTTTGGTCTAACCTTTGTATAGAAAGAATTGTGCAGGTAAG